AGAGCATTCACCAGTGGTAGTAAGCAGAAGGTTTCCTATGAGGAAATCGTAGACCACTTCACTGGACTTGAGAAGCGCCTTCGTGACAGAGTTCTCAACCTTACTGAAGTCTCATTCGCCGAGTGGACTGGTATGGCTCGTGATGAACAAGAAGCCGCCGTTCAATCAGTCATGCACGAAATGTTTACCGCTGATGAATCATTCTATGTGGCTACATATGATTTGGTTGAAGATTTGTATTCATTACTTGACGACCTGAACTTCGCTATAGCAAATGTTGTAGCGTCATTCGTACCTGCTATGGAGAATTACTCAGTGGTACTTGCTACTCACATCGCTATGATGGATGAGGTTTGGGTGGTTACTGGTGAGCATCTTGACATGGCTAAACAAATCATCTACGACTTATTCAAGAACCTGATTCTATGGCTTGAGGGTGAAGTAGAAGTTGGTGCTAAGCAGACAGAGAAGGCTAACCATGCAAAGAACTGGGTGAATGCATACAACCTTATTGCCCCTGTGGAGTTAGACAAGAAGGGTGAGGGATGGCGCAAGAAGGCAGCAGTCCTCAAGCAGTATTGTCTCAAGGAACAGGTCACTCGTGGAACTGCCTTTAACCGATTCTCTAAGTGGGGTGCTCACTTGTTTGATGCAGCGAAGGATATGTCTACTGTATACATTCGCTTGAAGGAGGTGGATGCATGATGCAGTGGTTCTATCGTATCTGTATCTCTGTGATGGAGAAAGTGTATGTCCGTATGGATGCACGCTTAGTCAGAGGTGTAGATACTAAATTACTCGGTGTCAAAATTGACACGGACTTTGGTTCTATGAGTCGGCGTGAACTATGTCGCCACGCAGATAAGCGATTTGGATTTGAGGAAGATGCTCTATGGAGGCTTCCGTCTACCAGTAAGATTCGTCTTGCCTGTCAGTTAGCACGAAACATGAGGGATAAAAAATGAGTGAAAAAACATATGCTTGCGAGATGTGTAGTGAACAATCTAAGTTCTCTGATATGACCGCTATTGGGCTGAGACATTTTTGTAGTGAGAAGCACTGGGCCGAATATACCGGCGTAGAAGTCAAACCCGAAGGTCACTACGGGTTGATTGAAAAGACAGTAGGATGGTGGGCATGATGTCTAAACCTTTGATGGTGATTGAAAGCGAGGACCATGGTAGTGAATGCCTATGTGGTGACTGCGGCTGGGTACTTGAGATATACGAGGAGGCACAAGAATGAGTGACATAATGGCATTAGATATTGAGACTGGTAACTTCTCTTGGGAGATAGGCGGCTGGGATAAGCATAGCCTGTTTGAACCTACAGTGGTTTGCACATGGGATGGAACCGACGGTCACGCTTTCTCTAAGGAGGACATTGAAATGACTAACGCAACTGTTCACGACCTACACCCTCGCACTCTTGGCGACCATCTACAGAAGCATGTAGATAATGGCGGTAAGATTCTCGGACATAACATTCGCAAGTTTGACCTACCAGTGCTGAACGCTGCACTGGACTGTTGGACTGCTGGTGATTTGATGGCTAAAAGTGAAAGCATCATTGATACCAAATTGCTGGTTGATAAAGCAGCATTAGGTGTGGGTAAGGTCCACACCACTCTTGATACTCTCGCTCGTACTACTCTTGATTTATCAAAGAGTATGCAGAGCAGTGATGCCCCCGTCGCATGGCGTGAGGGTAGATTCCTTGAGGTAGCCGACTACTGCCTCAAAGATTGCCAACTGACCTATGACCTGTACATGTACGGCGTAGAGAATGGTATAGTAAAGAGCCGGAACATGGAGGATGGCTCTATAGTTGAAATTGAGGTAGATTGGAATGAGTGACAATAACACGACACAGAGGCTAAACATAGAAGCAGTCAAGCGAATCGCTGAGACTGTAAGAACGACACTTGGGCCATTAGGCATGGACAAGATGATGGTAGACGGTGGTGGTAATGTCATTGTAACAAACGATGGCGCTACTATCCTACGAGAAGTAGACACCGCACACCCTGCTGCTAAAATGGTGGTTGAGGTATCAAAGATGCAAGAAACAAATGCATACGATGGAACTACGAGCACAGTTGTTCTTGCCAGCCAATTACTATCCAATTCTGAGAGTCTATTCGCTAAAGGGTTACACCCGAATGTGATTAACAAAGGATATGCAGCAGCACGAAATATGGCTATTGAATGCTTAGAAGGTATGGAGGATGCAGATGGTGATTTGTTATCTTTAGCGAAAACCGCTATCACTGGTAAGTCACTTGAAACATCGGAGGAAAAGGTGGCTCAGTTGTGTGTTGAAACCATTGAAGCAGTCGGTGACGCTCGTGAAGTCAAAACACTCGCTGCTCCCGGTGGAGCGTTGTCCGACTCTTACCTGTTCCGTGGTGTAGTTCTCAATAAGGACTTCATCGGTGGTGGAGATGAGTTCGACAACTGGACTGACGAAGATGGGGTAGAGGTTCTACTCATCAACGGTGGGCTGACGGAAATTAAAGGGAATGAGAATGTCTCAGTTCAAGTTCAAGACGCTAACTCATACAGCCAAGTTCAGGCTATGGGGCGAGACAAACTACTCTCTTCGGCTAAGGCTGTAGTCAGCAGTGGTGCTAAGGTTGTAGTGTGTCGTGACGGAGTTCATGATACGGCTATCTCTTATCTACGCAAACAAGGTATCTCTGTTGTACAGCGTGTTCCTGAGAGCACTATGCGCCGACTCTCTAATGAGATAGGTGCTCCTATACACATGTTCCCCGATGCTACATCAACAACTGGGGCTGGGTTCATCGAGAGGGAAACATACAACAATGTCTCCTATCTATTCATACACTCACAGAACAAAGAGGCGACACTGGTCCTCTTCGGTGCTACTCAATCCACACTTGACGAAATCCAGCGTGGTTTTGATGATGCACTCGGAGTTGTATCACTCGTTAAGAATGGAGACTCAATGAGATACGGCGGGGGTTCTACCTACCTTGCTATTGCTATGCACTTGCGTGCGAATGCGAGCGAGATAGGTGGTCGTGCTCAAATGGCTATTGAAGCCTTTGCTGATGCACTTGAAATTATCCCCGCTACCATCGCTGAGAATGCTGGCTTTGACCCACTTGACACTATCTTAGAGATGAGGCATAGGAGAGTCAATCATCAAACTGATGAGACCTCACCAATCTTTTACGGCCCTGATATAGAGAACGGAGGAGTCAAGGAGATGGTCGGGATATATGAACCAACATCACTTATCCGTAGCGCCATCAGTGGTGCTACCGAAGTTGCTAACGCTATCCTACGCATTGATGATGTCATTGGTCGTAGGGGTTCTGAGTGATATGGTATCGCAAAGCGAAGCACATTTGAATGATGAAGTCATGGAATATATTTGGGATAGAATTGACAAGAATGTTAATTTCCCTTGCCATCAATGGATAGGGCCACTATCAGGTTCAAAAAGCACTCAGGGGAAACATGGTAAATGGCCCACGCCAAGGGCTAAGAAACAAATAGATGGGGAAAGACACTCCTTTATGCCCCATATAGTAATCTATAATTATCATCATTACCCTGATGAAGAAAGCCCCCTTGATTGGAATAAAGGTAGAGGGGATGAGATTAGAAGAACATGTGATAATTCACTATGTATGAATATAGAACATCTCATATTAGGAACAAGAAAGGACACAATTCAATCAAGTATTGATAGAGGTACAACTGCTATTGGAAATACATATGGTGTAAAGTATGACGCTGAGGATGTTAGGTCTGCTCATGAAAGTGGAATGTCCTATAAACAAATAATGCGAGAGTTCAATATCCCAAGTAAAGGAACTATTTCCTACATAATTAACAAAGCAAAAAGGTGAATGATATGGGCCGTCTATTAGACAAAATGACAGTCAAGTGTAGGGCTTGCACACATGAGCATATACCAAGACGGCTACAAGCACGATACCTTGATGGTGAGCGTGAGCGAGTAAGCCTATGGTGCTGCAAAGAGTGCGGTCACATTTGGCAAGACTCAGCCTTTACTAAGCCTTAGAGCATCAAGCGACAGGTCCACTGTGTCCACCAGCGACAGCAGCGGCTAATCTTTCAATTGCTATTGTTAAGGTGGGTGGCGGTGGTGCTACCCAAAGAGCAGCGTTAGCCGGTACGAAAGGAATAGGGTTACCAGCCATTACTGCACCAGCAGATGCCACATTAGTTGCATCGGTTACATCTGCATTGTCCTCAACATTGATGAGAGTGAGAATCTCCGCTTTTGTTATACCACTTGTAAAAGCGGGTGTTCCGCTGTTATCATAAATAGCAGGTGTTGTTGGTATTTGACTCGTTAGAGCAACAGTACCAGTAAGATTTGGTAAAGTAATGGTTCTATCAGCATCAGGGTTTGTGACAGTTAATGTTGTTTCATGAACATTGGCAGCAGACCCCTCGAATACAATATCTACATCTACACCAAGATTGACATTGGTATCAATAACAACTCTTTCAACACCTACTGTGTGCATGACAATAGTATCAGCATCAGCACTAACTTCAACATCCACTTTAGTATCAGCGTCTCCATCGACGATAGCGGTTGTGCTACCGCCACCCCCACCTAAGCCACCAATTGAACTTGCACTTACGGTCTTAACATTATTAGAATCATCAACATCTCTAACGAATACTAAGTCACCTGCTGCTACCGTAGCAGTAGAGATAGCACTCAATGTTCCTGATAAAGCAGCCTTGATATTAGCCTCGTCAGTTACATCTGCTGATGCCTCTATAGCGTTAAGTTTAGTCCTCTCAGCACCACTGATGATAGACCCTGAACCTGCTGCTGTTACATCACTCAAGTCAGCAACGCTTGATGCTGAGTTAAGAACTGTATTTGCTCCATGCTTCAAAGCGTTAGATGCACCAGTGTCCATCCAAAGCGTATTAGCGGCAGTTCCACCGGGATTAGCACCCACTGGTGTGAGTTCAAGCCCAGTAGGGTCAATTAGACCAGTGACTGTGAGTTTACCATTGACTGTGAAGGTAGAACTACCAGCAGTCCAAAACAACTTAGCGTCACTTGTGAATCCTCCTGAGCCATCTGATAACTGAACTAACCCAGTAGCCCCATGAGATGTAGTAGATACACTACTACTCACCATGAGCCTCTTCCAATTCGTACCATCGTATGTGAACATAACAGCAGTAGAAGCAGCCACCGCTGAGTTTAATCCAGCAGTGTCAAAAGTTACAGCGTTGGTAGTAGCACTCACAATAACTGTATGTCCGGGTGGGAATGTCCCAGTAGGGTTTAGGTTAATTGCACCCGAAGGGGTGTAGATGAATACTTGTGCTTCATCAAAGGTAAAAAGTTGATGTGCAGCACCTGTATATGCCTGAATCCGATTAGGACCAAGCAAGTGAGTATGACGATTTGAACCATCCTTAGCACTGAAGTAGAGGTTTGGGAGGTTATCAACTTCATTATACGACAGCCACATAACACCGTTAGCACCGAAGTCACCCTCTTGACCTGCTCCTCCAGCAACATGTACATCTTCTAATATCGTGTGAGAGTTTACATGTGTAGTTGCACCGATTGCTCCTGTAGTTACGGGAGATAGATAGAAAGGCGACGGGCGAATAAAAACTCGTTTGTCATTAAACTCAGAAAGAGTCAAATCAAGGTCGTTAGCCGCTGCTGCTGAACCATTAAAAACAGCCCTAACAACCCCTAAGACTAATGATTGTTTATTTGAAGCAGCACTGACTACATGCATCTTCAAATATGAGTCTGCTATGCTACCTGCAATATCTGCATAATTCCCAGTACCCGCTGTAACGGGGGTGGTCTGAACCCACTTTGCTCCAAGAGATGTAGCGAGAATAACGAACAAACACTCTTTGGTGGTGAGTAGAGGAGTCGCTGTAGTCCCTGCTAAGAATGCCGAGCCAGCAGTTAATTCGTCTGTCAAATCAATGGTCAAATCTCCTCCAGCACCGTTGTCTATGGTGTAAGGTATACCATCCAGTACCACACTACAAGCCTTGATGAGAACTTGATGTGCCGCCGCACCAGCGGAAATAGCACCCGGTAACACGGCGGGGTTATTTCTATTAGTATCACCATAGGCTGTGTCGTGTGCTAAGAGCACCCCGTTACCATGTAGTCCTTCATATATATTTGTTAGTGAGGGCGAGAGGATATGGTCACCATCTCGTAGTCCATCGTTTGTACCTGCTGTGTGTCCTGAAATTGGATTGTCTACCATTTTACTTCACCTCAATTACTATCTGTATTCTTACCTCGTTTGATGCTGTCTTATTAAACGATGCAATTGTATGCCGAGCAATTGGAATAGAACTTAGAGCGCCTCTAAACTGTATGAAAACCTCTTGTAGATTTTCATTAAAAGCCTCTGTCGCTGGTAAGAACCCCTCCACCAAAAGAGAAGTATCACTTATGATTCGTACTGTAGGATTGATAATTTTAGCAGGTCTACCAGCAGCACCATCGCTCTTAGTAGCAGGGCTACCATCGTAACCCACTACCATTTCATTGATATTAGCGGCGAGTGTATCTATCAATAGTCGTCTCATATGATTTGATACTGGCATATTCATTCACCTCTAAGTGTTATCACTTGCGTTTTGCTGCCACCGATGGACTCTTTTGTACCGCTCTTACCCACTACACCCCGACCCATGCCTCTACCTATGATGAAACCATCGCCTTCTATACCATGTCCTCGTATGTGCGTGACAATAACTGATACAATTTCAACATCACCGAATAGAGCCATATTCTTTTCAACCACCTGTTGGATAGTATCTTGTTGTCTCCCTGTGTTTTTAGTACCTTGAAGAATGCCTTGAAGAATACCTTCTACTCCCCTTTCAATACTCAAAAATATAAGGTCTGCTGTATTCTCAGCAAGTTTATGTCGTACTTCAATGAGCATCTTCTTCTCACCGTTATATTCAATCGTCATACCGGGGCGTAAGTCCCAAGCATTCGGGTGACCAGCACTCGTGAGATTACCCAGCATGACAGAGTTAGCCTTCAAGACATTACGAGCGACCTCTCTCGCTTGCTCGTTACTACGAACAGTGAAGTCACCGATAACTTGAGGCTCTTCTACAATATCTGCATTAGATTGTTTTTCAGAATTGTTGACTTCAGCAAATGCTGAATCATTTACAGCCGTTTCTACTCCTTCAACAATGACTCTGTTAGAAATATAATCAACAGTGTTTGTCTGGGCTGGTCCTGTGCGTGCCATGTGGTCTACGAAACGACTACCTTCTTCAAATTGGAATGGAACATAAAGGAGATTCCCGAATCTATCAAAATGGATAACTCGGCTATCGTGTCTGCTTATGAAACGCAAAGCATCTACGAGGGTAATGCCATGGAAATCTACACCAACGAATGAGTCGCTATGTCTCCTCCTATCAATCTCAGAATTGTTAGCAGCCATAGGGAGTGCTATATTTACCGATGTAAGGGTATCAGCAATATCCCTACTGAGACGAATCGCTAAATCAGTTGTTCTCAATCCTACATCAATCGGTTGAGCGAAGTGTCCTTGAGTTTGTGTGAACCCAAGACCTTTGAAATCTTTCCCTTTCATATTCTTCACTGCAAATGTAGTACCCGTTCCACTGTTCATCAAAGAAGATGGTCGCAAGCGTTCATCTGTAAACTCCTTACCGTAAATCAGCACTGGCTTATTTGAAGCAGCATCGCTGGTAACCGCCGACCCCATATAAACGATTGAACCCTGATAATTTCTACCATGAGTCTGTGGTTGTTTGAGTATCATTGAATCTTGTAACTCAGTAATGTTATATGCACGCTCAGTAGCGATAGCGTAGTTAGCAGTCTTACGCTGCTTCACTGTGACCTTCTTTGCTAAATCGTTCTGCGGTGAATACTCACCAAGATGAAGGGCATTATCCACGAACTTAGGTTTACGGATAGCCTTCATGACCACCGATGTATCAGCACTACCTCTTTTTAATCCAAGATAAGGCATCATGCATCACCACTGTGGTCTGATGTGTTGAACGATACATCTTCTTTATGTCCCTTACTATGTAGAGATTGGCTGAATCTTGGCTTCACTGTATAGTCTTTTGAATATACACTGCGACGGGGTGCATCACTTCTGAAATGTTGTAGTGTATTTTCAGTCATTACCAATCGTGTAACACTGCTCTTGAGTGTAGTTTTATCAAACCCGGTTACTTCTGTTCCGGGCAACTTTGGTCCTTTAGAAGTAGGTACTGTGTCACTACTGGCCTCAACAAGATACACTGGTTGGTAAGGAGCAGATGAATCAGGGTTCGTGGCACGCATATATGCGGTGCTACCAGTGTGCAAACCTGCTCTACCATTGAGCACTTCGTAAGTGAACATACCATATTTTCCACCAGCAGTCGCAGTATATGCGGTGCTACCATACTGTTTACTCGCACTATATAGCGCCAGTTGTGGTCTGAATACAGCGATGTGTTGATTATCAAGAAGTCGTACTGGGCGCACGAGGAAGAGGATAGTATCATCATCTTTATTAGTTTGAGTACCACTACTGGCTCTTGAATCGTAGATATTCGTTTGGTATGGGTTACTTGTCTTTTGTGAACTACTCAAACTTGTTCTGCCCCAATTCGCATCATTGAATGGGTTAGCAAAACTCCTTGACTCTAAGATGTAATTACCACCCATTGGTTTGAAGTTACTCGTGTGACTGAATCGCATTACACCACCATGGGGTTGAGCAGCGAAGGAAAGAGATGTTAGGTCATAGTCACCA